AGCTTGAGCGCCTAGCTCATTGATTTAATCAATTGAAAAATCCTAATTTTGCTCATTGAGTTAATAGCCCTGATTGAGACTAGTGGTTGAGACATTATTTAGTCTTCTAATTTTTTAATTGCTACTAAAATCGTTTCATAAATTTTATCCAAAATCTTTTTCTCTGTTTTTTCATTAATAATAGGAATATCAATATTTTCATTTAATTCGCGTATTAAATGTTTCTTAAAATTATTCTTTTCAAGAAGATGAACTAATGAATCTTTAAGCTCGCTTGTAAGTTTATCTGGCATATAGTATAGATAATTATATTAAATTATTTTTTTTTACGAGTATTTGATTTACTCTTTATTTTTTTCTTTTTTTTTTTTTTTCCCATTTTTGGTTTTTTTCTTTGTCCAGCAAAATCTTCTAAATTACGTTTATTATTTAATAATGCAATGATAGATTTCTTAGATAATATTTTATGAATATTTTGTTGTGATTTATATTTATGATATTTTTGAATACCATGTTCAATATATTTTATGATTGTATCTGAAGATTTTTTTTGTTTTTTTGATTGATATGCTAAATGAAAATTTTTTAAAGCATCATTTAAAGCATCATTCATTAATATATCAACAGATAATTATTTATCTTTATAGATAAACCATAAAAAGAATATTATATTTAAAATACCACTCAAAAAAGGTGCATTTCTATAATAAGGCTGCTTAATATGCTTACCTGGTTTTATAAAATATAATAAAAAGCTAAAAAAATATATAACTAAAACTGTTTTTACAATTAATAACCATCCATAAAATTCATTTAATTTTATTAAATTATAACTCCATACACCTCTTATACCATAATTAATAAAGGTTATGATTATTGTAGATATTAAAAAAATCAAACAATAAGAGGTTTCATTGAAATTATAATTTTTTACATAATAAAGCTCACCAAATACTAAAAATATAATCATAAAATGAGAGAAAAAATTACAAAAAGAAAGCTGATAAATTTTTTGATTTTGCTTAGGAAATAACAAATAAAAGTATAAAGCACTAACTGTTAAACATAACGGTGCAATGATTTTAAAATATAAATCAGATTTATTATTAAAGAATGCTAATAAAAAATATAAAAACAATAGAAACTGTGTTTGGTGTGTAATTTGTGAAAAATACCACATTATTTTATCACCAATAAAATTATCACATATATATTTTCCATCATACATTTTTCCTTCAGGAAAAAAATCTGCAAAATTTTTTTTTGTCTGTATGGTCATAACAATACTAAGTATGATGGATGCTAATAAAAATATGGTTCCTATAAAATAAAAAGGGGATCTATCAGTCCATTTAACCATTATTATAGTATGTAAATAATTGAAACACAATCATTTAAACACATTATTATAAAAACCATGACTCCCACATACTGGATCATCCTTTTGCTTCATGTAACTGCAAATGCTTATCAGAATTTAGTAATCAAGAATCATAAGTTGGTGCCATTTTATACTCATAAAATTCTAAAAAGACACTATAATATACCATTAGAGGAGCGAAAAAATATTATGCAAGAAGGGTATTTAGGTATTATAAGAGCTGCTCAAAAATACAATGAATCTTATAATACATCCTTTTCATATTATTCTAAATTTTGGATTGACCGATATGTTAAAGTTGCCATTGATAATTATTATAAGAAATCAATATCACTAGAATTGAACCACGATGTAGCTGTATCTAATACTCTTCAGTCCTACGATACAATGGAACTATGGAGTGCACTTCATAAACTACCACCCCAAGAAAAAGAATTTATTATTAATAGATATTTAAAAAAATATACTTATGTCAAATTGGCTGAAAAATATATGATGGATCGGAATACAGCTAAATCAAAAGTGGATCATATATTACATAAATTAAAAATTATGTTATCTTAATATATGATAGATGATATAGGATATAATGGACCTATTATAGTAGATTTAATAAATTTATTTTACTTTGCAATAAAGATTCCAAATATTTTTTTTATTGTATTAATTGCAATGATTTTAAATCATAGTATTAATAAACTTTTAAAAGATATTTTTAAAGTTCCTCGTCAAAAACAAATACCATTTCATGGTAAAATAGCTAAATGTTATGCCATGCCATCCGGACATGCACAAGCCGTATCTTTTGGAACAACACTAATGTATTTCTTTAATACAAAAATATTTATAGCTTGTTTTATTATTTTATTATGCACGTTGAGACAACGTTATGTTTATAAAAATCATACGGCATTTCAATTATTGGTCGGGCTTATTCTTGGTATATTTTTTGCTTTCGGATTGATGTTTTTCCTGCAAAAATCCTAAAACATAATGATGTGCATTTGCTAATATATTAAACGGTGTTTTATACTTTAAAATACATATACAATTATTTTCAGATTTAGTTTTAAAACTATAATTCCAATAAGGAGGTATATATAAAGCATATCCTTTTGACAAGGTTAATGTTAATGTTTGAATATCATTTAATATTTTTTTATCTTTTTTAGTAGGATTCCATACATTGATAGATGATGTATATTTTTTATGAATGTAGTCCTTATCATATAATAAATAATTACTCCATTTTGGAGGTATTAGTTTTATTTTTATACTACCAGATGTAATATAAAAAAAGTTTCTAACATTTAATGAATACTGTAAAGGAATACTAGCATTTTTTTTTTCAATCATATAATCATATTCTGAATAGTATTTACAATAAGGTTTTAAAAAATGACCACATTTATCGAAATTTTCCTTTACATCTGGTAAACATAATAAATTATTTTGATTATTATCTTCTTTAACAGTTAATGCTAAGTTTGATTTCAAATTTAATTCATGCAAAGAAATAAAAAAAGGTTCTTTTAAATCGACTAAATTGTCAATGGCTTGTTTATTATAAGACGGTATATATTGTATATCTAAAGTATTTGAAACATACACATGATTATATATGTGTAAATAAAAAATAAGAGTTAATATAAATATAATAAAGTTCCATATTATCATTAAGATAACATGTGCTATTAAAATTCATATTTTTACACAATTTTATTCATTATCTATTTGTGGAGCAATGTAAAATATAATGGTTAAATCATTATTTACAGAATACACTAGTTTTAGAGGATTATCTGTTTGTAAATAAGCAAATACATTTTCCGATATGTTCTTAAATCCAGTAATGATTGAAAAGTATTTATTATCAAAAGTGTGAGTATAAACATAATCTTCCACAATATCATAATAATCTAATACATTTATTGGAATATCAATATCCATTGATATATCCACATCATTTGTTGCAAATTGAATATTATTTTCATCACAATGTATTTTTATGTAAGACCCAGATTTACCAATTTGAGTGCAATAGCTTTCAAATTTTTTTGTTTTTAGTTTAAAAGATAAATCATAGTCTGTGCCATTTAATTGAATTAATTCACCTGTTATTTCTTGTAATGGTATACGAAATGTATTTTTATTTGACTCGTGACAAAATGTCATTATGAATTTATCATTCTTTACTAGTTTTAATTTCACAGTTTGGCCACTTTCATAAGTGCTTAATATTTTAGATAAGGTTTCACTTTTAATATGAAATGTCAAACTGTCATTATCAGAATCTAATTCCGTTGTATAAGAATCAAACCATTGTGCATTTATTGTAATCTCACATAAGCATATTTTATTTACATCCATGTTTTGAATATATAATTTATCTGTATATACGTAAAAGGATATATATTCAGATATATTTTTATATTGTTTAAAAATTATCAAAAATGGTGAGATTGTCTCTTCTTTTAATACACATTCCATTTAATATATATAATATAATTAATCATCTTTCAATTTTTTATTTATTCATCATTGTCATGAAATTCATTTCCTTCTTCAATATCACTTAAATTTTCATGCTCATCATCCACCAGATTATCTGTATTTATTTCAGAATTTCCCCCCATGCCGTCATCTAAAGTTTCTGAATCACTAATCATACTTGTTTGGTCATCAATAACTGCATTTACTACGCTATTATTTAAAGAATTTAAATCTGATTGGTCTACACCAGGTTTTTTAATTGTTTTATATTTTTCTTCATTCATTGCAATAATCGCTTCAAGTGTAGGAGTATTTTGATTTTTAAACTTTAAGAAAGCAAGATTTGTTTCCATAGAAAAAGTTTGAACTTTTAAAAGAAGCTTTTTCATATCTCCCAATTGTTTTTCAATATTAATATATTTTTCCTTAAAATAAGCAATATTTTCACTACTGTTTAATTTTGAATTATTTTCAACTTTAGTTACTCTGTGTGTAATATCATTGATAGATTCAGCAAAATCATCAGTGGAAACCGCTTCCATTTGTCTAGAAAGATTGTGTATAATTTGTTCCATACTATGAAGACGCATATCATGTTGGGTTAGTAACTGCATAGGTGTAGATGCTTTATTTTGAGATTGTGGTTGATTTTGTAAAGAAGATGTGTCTAAATCATCATTATAAGATAATAATTGAGAATTATTAGGTCTAGATTGTCCTATATTTACTTGGGGGGCTTGAGCTCGCCTGCGACGAGCTGCTGCTAAAGAACTAGAAGAACTCATTATACAATGATATATTATATCAATTTTGATTTATTTCCGCATTTCCATTGAAATAGTAGAATGATGGTTATAGTCATTTATTTTTATATCTGAAACTTGATAATCATTTATATTTTCATATTCTTTGGAATCAATATCAATGGTAGGAAATTCAATCGGAATTCGTTTACATTGTATTTTTAAAGACTCAATATGATCATCATAAATATGACAATTGCCTAAATAATAAATAAATTCATATGGTTCTAATTTACAAAAATGACCTATTATATGTGTTAGAAAACTATAAGAAGCAATATTAAAAGGAACGCCTAATCCAACATCACCGCTTCGCTGATACAAAGAACACGATAATTTATTTCCTTGAATTACATTAAATTGAACCAAAACATGACATGGGGGGAGTGCCATTTCATTTATTTGACATGGATTCCAAGCGGACATTACAATGCGTCGAGATTGCCTCGTTTTAGGATTTTTTAATAAATCAATTACATATTGCAATTGGTCGATGCCTTTATTATCATAATTACTGTGACAGGTTTCGTAAGGAGCATTGAAATGTCTCCATTGATGCCCATACACAGGACCTAAATCATTTTCTTCATAAGGTAGTCCAACTGATTCTAAATATTCTTTGGATGAATTACCGTCCCAAATTTTTACATTTTGTTCTTGTAATAATTTATTATCTGTTTTTCCTTGAATAAACCATAATAATTCTTTTAGGCATGTTTTCCAGGCTACTCGTTTCGTAGTTAATAGAGGTATTTTAGAATGTTCTAGACTAAATCTCATTGCCGAACCATAAACCGTTAAAACATTTCCATTTCTACCTGTTTCCATGCTACCTTCCTTTAATATATCTTTAATTAACTCTAAATATTGGTCTTCTTCATGAGTAAAATGTTTAGCTGCGATTAAATTTTTCAACATTATAAATATTATTGTTTTAAATATTTAATTTCTTTTCTTAAAACATATGGAAAGCATAGAAACAAAAATGAATGAAGGGTCAAAGGATTCTTTAAATTTTTTTAAACATGTTTTTGATTTTAATGAAACAAATAAAGATTTAATGATGAATTTAGTTCAATATGGGTTTTTGACTATTATACCAATTATTCTTGTATTAAGAGTTATAAAAAATTGGTTTCCAGAAGAAAATTCATTGAAAGGGTCGCCAAGTATTTTAGCAGAAGTGGTTGGTGAAATACTTTTTATATTTGCTTCTTTATGGTTTATACATAAAATAGTTACATTTATACCAACCTATAGTGGAAAACAATATGAAGAAATAAATTATACAAACATATTACTTCCCTTTTTATTTATATTGTTAACCATTCAAACAAAATTAGGTGCAAAAATAAATATATTAGTATCTAGATTATCAAGACGTTTAGGATTTAAAAATGTAGAAGGTATGACGGATGAAAGTGATGATGACCCCAAAAAAAAACCCAAACATCAAGCAAGTAAATCAGATTATTTAGATACAAATACGGTAATGCCAGGAACTCCTCCTAGAAATATTCCTAATTTTAATGAAATGTATGGAGGACCAACGACGCCTCTTCAACAAGCAGCGATGCCAGGACAAGGTCAATCCGGAGGGCAACCAAATGGACAAGTTCCTGTTCAAATGGCTGCTCCAGAACCCATGGCCGCAAACGATGCGCTGGGTGGCTCATTTGGCTCAGCTTGGTAATAAATATATAATCAATCTTTTATTTATATATTTATAAAATAACTTTATGAATACTTAACGCTACTAATCCTCCCAAGATTTGAGATAATATATACCATGGAACATCCTTACCAGGTGTTTTACCTTGAGCAAAATATGTTAATGTTACAGCTGGATTAAAATGACCACCGCTTATGTTTCCACCTACCATAATAGCTAGCATTAAGGCCAACCCAATCGGAATCGCTTGATTGGTTGCTAAAATCACAAAAATAAAAAATAAAGCTCCTAAAAATTCAATTATATAACTTTTTAACATATATATATTATTTAATATAAAAAGTATTGAAACAATGGCTGCCCTAAATATCCATATAATCCTCCGATAAACATTCCGACGTATAATCCAGGATTATTATAATTAAAAAATATAGTTGATTTTTTATTCGTGTATAAATCATACATTCCTTGATAAAATATACTACCCGATAAAGCTCCAAGTGCTGTAGTTGAACTAATAAATAAATGTTTATGCATTATTTAATATTAATTATTATTTAATTCTTTTTAATTATTTTTTTGCACAAAAGCATTGTTTAATGCATATAGAAATTAAACCTATCATCAATCCCCCAAATACACAAATACCAATAATCAATTGCACAAAAGCCAATTTATACAATAGCAAATTACTTAGATTGTCGACGCATGAAACCCCCCAATATTCAATCATACCCCAAATATAAAATCCCAATACTATAATGAGTGAACACATGATTCCAATAGGATTTTTATCTTCAGATTTAGTTTGTTTTGAACCATAAATCAATCCAGCAATCGCATGAATCGTATAAATGATTGACCATACCCACAAGTTTGATTCGGGGCATCTATTTTGCGTTGTTCGGAGACTTACACTGCAAACACCAATCATTGAAAATACAATAAATGTAATAAAACCACCGATAAATGAAAGAAGGAAACAGCCTCCTCCGGTTGCTACACAACATATTGCACAATTTTCCATAGTTTCATTATTAGTTTTTTGTTCTATGTGTGGTCCAGCTTCCAACTCTTTAACCGTTTGTTCAATTTGTCGTATTTTTTGATTCATATCGGAGGTGGATGCTGGGAGCTGTGGTTTTGTAGAAGTAGCCATGTTTTATATCTACATACAATGTTAATCGTGTTTCAATTTTTATATTTATATAAACATTATGTAAATATATATATAATGGAACAATTAAATGTAGAAGAATTAATGTCAGCTTTAAATGATGATGAAAATAAAGTGATTTTACAACTAAACAATCAAAAAATAAAATCAATCAAAAATGACGTATTGCAACAGCTTCAATTATCTGGTAGTGAATTAAAATCTTTTCATAAAAAGCTAAAATGTTATAGATATGTAGACGATTTAGAAAATTTAAAATTTGGAAGTTATATACGTTGGATAAATTTAACAAATCCAAATAATATTAAATTATGCAATGGAGGATTTGTTGTGAAAATGACCATGACAAATGGAGATATATGTATAACATGTAGAAATTCTTGCAATAGATTGTTTAAATTATGCATGGATAATGCAATGATATTTCAAAAAAATACAAAACAAGAAGAAATTTTATTAAATGTAATGGATTACTTAAATCAATAGTTAATCTGCTTTCTTTTTATCCATTCCTACCCATTTATAATCCGTATAATTTTGATTTTTATCATTAATATCTATTTCTTTCTCGCTTTCCGTTTTTCGAATCCAGTATCCATTATCTCTTTCGCGTTTAAAGGATATTTGTAAAAATCCACCATGACTTATATTTGAACTCAAACTATAATTAACAACATCACCCGCTTTTCTTTTATATATATCCAATGCACTATGTTCTTTAAAATTAGCATGACATTCTGGATTTAATATCTTTAAAATGGTTTCAATATAAGATCCATATAATGTGATATTTACATAATTTGATGTATTATCCATAAAAAAATCTTGTGTTTCATTCGAAATAATCATAATAAAATATAAATTAAAAGGAGGTGTATAAAAAGGCATATTAAATAATATATTATATTGAATTAAATATGGGTTCTTTGTATTAGGAGCCATAATGGTATTCTTTCTTCCACATTTATCCATATATGTATCCCATAAATAAAACACCCCGGAAAATATGTTTTCCATTTGTTCACCAATAATAAATAAAATACCTGTTAATGCTGAAGTAATCGATACAAAAAATGTATTTACACTTAGTAAAATATTATAAGAATATTTAGAAAAAGAATATTGATCCATATCACTAGATGATGCCATATACTTTATTTCATACAATTTGTTTATATTATTTATATAAAGATATATTGCACCAGACCTGTTATATTAATATTCATATAAATAGTAAAAAGCTAATAAAATACCCAATGCACACCATAATGAACCATATGCACCACCAGCAAAAATATGTATCAATGGATATACAACGAATATAGCAATTAAAAATCCATTTATAATTGGATATGTAATAAATATTGCAAAAATAAAAAATTCAACTATAGTAATTTCTTTTGTGCCCCATATAGGTGATGCAAATTTATTATTACATAAAGAAATAGAATATCCATTGAATCGATAAAAAATATATGCAAATACACACAGAAAGAATAAAGTAATAAGTATATTGGTATTTTTATTTACAATAAATACTCGATAGAAAACTTGAATACACAATAAAAAAGGTATCAAAAAAGAAGTTACAATATAATTTATTTTATTTTTTTTCATTTTAATAAACCATAAAATAGCATCTGGTATTTGCATTAATGAAAATATCATTAAAAATATAACATTTTGTTTTTGAATTATTGTTAGCTTTTTTCTTAATAAATATAATGAAATTCCCCAAGCTACTATAAATGACCCGACACTTACTTGAAAACTAAAACACATATATATATATATATATTAATTATTATCTTCTCTTAAATAACTTATGTTTCGTTTTTCGCGTGCTTGTAAATCGTGGTGTTTTTTTACATTTAAATTTATAAAAGTCTATTTTTTTAGTATGCATAACGCTACGTCTACATATACCAATTGCTTGTTTTTCAGTTTTTTTTCTTTTTTTTACTTTTTTAATACATCGACATAGTTTATTTGCCAATATATATTCTGCTTTATTTTTAAGAGTTTTTAAAGATTTAGGTATAGGTTTTTTATAAAATAATAAAATAGACTCATATTCTTTTCGACCAATCATTTATATAAATGAAATATATTCTTTTTATAAAATATGATAAAAGAATATAAAGTAGTAGTATGGGATTTAGATGAATCCCTGGGACACTTTGTGCAGTTAGGTATATTTATAGATTGTTTAGAACATGCATTGAATAAAAAAATAAATCAACAAGAATTTAATGAATTATGTGATTTATATCCAGAAATATTACGAACTCATATATTACATATATTACATTATTTAAAAGATATGAAAATAAAAAAGACTTGCAATAAAGTATTTATTTATACAAATAATAACGGGGCAAAGGAATGGACTTATAAAATAAAACAATATTTACATAATAAGTTAAAATATAAATTATTTGATAAAGCAATATGTGCTTATAAAGTAAATGGTATTCAAATAGAATCAAATAGAACCACTTATGATAAAACACGTAGAGACTTAATTGCATGCACAAAAATACCAGAAGAATCATCCATATGTTTTATAGATGACCAATATCATAAAGATATGAAAGCTAAAAACATTTCTTATATGCATATATCACCATATACTTTGATTTTTTCAATAGATACCATGTTATCTAGATATATAAATAAGCATAAAATAAAAGATATACATTTTTATAAAAAAATGAAACATTTATATAATAAATACAAATATCATCAAAAGGATAAATCATTTCATCAAAAAAAAAAAGATAAAGCAATGGGAATAAAAATATTAAATCATATAAAATTATTTTTAAATGGTTCTAAAAAAACAAAAAAAAAAAGTATATACATCACAATTATACGCGAAAAAAAATATAATTATTTTAATTTTCTTTTTTTTGTATTTTTTCTTTTTTTCATATGAGTTCTTTTCTTAGTATTTTTTCTCTTTTTTGCATGTTTTTTTTTACCACCTGATTGACTTGCTTCTGATTCTAATTTATTTGAAGCTTTTTTTGCTTCTTCTTTTGCATCATTTGCAACAATAGAAGATACATCACTTAATGAACTTCCTAACATTTTTGTAAATAATCCATTTATGCTATTTGTAAATATTCCCATAACACTAAATATAGTATTTATGATATTTTCATACGTTCCACCTCCATATAAGTTTTTGTTTTTCATTATATTAACTAAATATAATATATATTTAGTGAATGAACTTTTATAGTATTCCTAATTGCATGCCGTATAGTGTTTTTTTCTCACTTTACAGCTCTTATATATTTATTGTTTTAGGTATATTTATATTAACTATACCTAATAATCCAATACCTATTTGGTTCGGTATTATTCAGACTCTTGTAGGTATCATATCCACATTACATCACATGCGCCCATATGAACAATATTATAATGATATCATTCAATATATAGATATTTTTCTAGCAAATGTATATGGTGTTTGTATAGTATATTTATTTAAAGATGTAATTACCATAGTAAGTTTAACTTTAGGTGCAATATTTTATATTTTAATTAAATTAAAAAAAAAATATTGGCATAAAAGTATGATTCATTTATGCATGCATATGTGTATTATAGTAAATATATTCTATCAAATTTATAGAATAGAGTTATTAAACATCTAGCTCATCTTTATCATATATAGATAATGTTCGGGCACTAGCATCAGTTGCATCAATATACTTAGGCATCCAAAAATGAGGCACAATATGTCCTTGTTTCGGAAAACTGTTTTCAAATAAGTATCGATAATAATGTTGCTCTGGTGTTTTTGGTATATTATAATTTATTTCTGATAAAGAATCATTTATCATATTTGTAGTTTCATTTATTCTATTTACTTTTTCTTGAATGATTTCATACCAAGACCTATTCTTACTGCTTACACCATCACTAAATGCTTCTTTTTTTCTCCACATTACCACATCAGGCAATATATTATGCATATATTTAGAAAATGCTTCTCGAACTAAATATTTTTCACAATTATTAAGCTCCGGGGCCTTATGATGTATATGAAATCTTACATGAGATGGAATAGATAAATAATATTGAACCCAGCCTCTATCTAAAAAGGGTGTCCTAGGCTCTAATCCATGCGATGAAATAGATTTATCAGAACGAAGGACGTCAAAAGCATGAATCTCTTTCAATAATCTTTTACATTCTCTATCAAATTCAATACTATTTGGAGCACATTGTAAATACAAATATCCACCCATTAATTCATCCGCACCATCTCCATTAAATATAACTTTTGCTTCACTATATTCACTAATGTATTTTCCCAATAACCAATTACCAACGCTTGCTCTTACCGAGGTCGTATCATAACTTTCCAAATCATATATTACATCAGGAATCGATTCAAAGAACTCATCTTCAGGAATTTCAATACTTGTATGCTCTGAACCAATATGATCTGCAACTAATTGTGCATATTTTAAATCTTCTGACCCCGGTAATCCAATACTGTATGTTTCGAGCTTTCCTTTATAATGAGTTCGAACTAAAGCGGCGATTAAACTACTATCCAATCCACCCGACAATAAACATGCTACAGGTCTATCTGTTGTTAATGTTCTCTTCTTTACCGCATTATTTAAATAATGAACTATATTTTTTAAATAGATATTATAATCGGGTTCTGTTATTGTTAGAAAGCTAAAAGTATGATATTTTTTTATTATATCTGGAATCCATATAGTATCCATAAAATTAAATTGCAAATAACTTCCTGGTGGAAAATGATTTATTTTAGAAGATACAAAAAGAGGACCTAATTGTTTTAATTCAGAAGCAAACTGATAAATGGGAAAATGATTGCTATAATATAATGGTCTTACACCAAAAGGATCTCTACCTATAAAACATTTTTGTTGATTTATATTACGCTTATCAAACAATACAAATGCAAATACACCATCCAGTAAATTTAAGGTATACTCTATTCCATATAAAAGATACATATGAATAATTATTTCACAATCAGAATCTGTTTTAGGTGTTATCTCATGTTTCATATATAAATCTTTATAATTGTATATTTCTCCATTACAAATCAAAACAATATTATTATATTCAATTGGTTGATTTGATTCTTGGTTTAATCCATTAATCGCAAGACGATGAAAACCAAGTATATACTTAGTGGAACTTTCATATTTAATATCTGAATGCTCAGGTCCTCTATGCTTTCCTCTCATAAATAACTTTTCAATTTCAGATTCATTTTCGTTAGCACTATGGTTCAATATAGCAAAGATACCGCACATATTTAGATTATTATTAATAATTAAATTTTAAATCAATTTTTTATATTTATATAAGATATATGAATGAACGAAATGTATCAATATGTCAAATGGATAGACACAAGGTAGAAAATGAAAAATTATTTAAAAGAAATTTTCCATCCACATCATTGAAACCGTATTTTGATACTTATCCAGTTCAAACAAAATATACAAATATGAATGTCATGGATCATCGAAAAACACCCAGTGTAGATATTATGAAAACAACACCTTATAATCCTTATTTAGTATTTAATCCAGGTAATCGTAAGGCGCCTTGGGATTATTTTGCAAGTAATATTGATATGGAATCTAATTTAAGAAATCAGTTTTTTGCTTTACAAAAAAATGATCAGCGATATTATGTTCCAGAGACAAATAGTGACCTATATAATAAACCAGTTATTTCGGGAGAACCTGTATATCAATCATTTCCCAATTTACAAAAAAAAGAAACATTTAATGAAACAAATCCGGATAGATGTAATTTAGCACCTAACTTATTTATGAATCATACTCGGGTAAACCTAAAAAAATAGTTTGATGTATATAATATGGATATAAATCAAATTACTTTAGAATATTTAATGAATCCGTCTCAATATGAAAAGTATTTAGCTAAAATAGGATTATCAACACAAAAAGAAGAATTACCTATGAATCATTATCAAAATGATATTCTAATACTTACTCAACATATGTTAAGCGGAGCGTTTGAATCAAATATTATGAAAAATGCTTTTTATGATTATTGCAAAGCATGTATTATGCATTTAAATACAAAAAATACAGTAAATACATTACAGAAGGATTATGAAAATTTGCCCACTATAATAGAAGAAACATGCGAAGAGCTAAATGACATAGAGCATTTTCAATCAAAACCATCATTCAATGAAAAAACATTAGATGATTTTGTTGTAAAAAAGAAGAAACATAAAAAAAAGAAAATAAAATTTCCAAAAAAAAGAATAAGCGTATAGTGTAATGGGAAGTACAAGAAAATTTAAGAAATTTAAAAAGATGAATTGTTTTCCAACAAAAGGAAAAACAAAAAAAAGCTATACATGTTATAGCAGTGATGCAATATTTAAAATTCGTGATGGATGGAATACTAGACATCCAGATGTTAAAATTACTAGTAATATTCCGCGTGATATATGGGAAGAATTAAAAATGCTAATGGCTGATGTTTGTGATAGTGAAATGTGTTGGTTACGACAACAATTAATAGATACAAAAAAAGGGCAAGATTTATTGAACTATAGTTTTGCACCAACTCATCCAAAATCTTGGAATAAAAATAAAAATGAATGGTTATCCAGTATTGATTTAGAAAAAGTAATGAAGCAATATGAAAAAACATACCCTAATTTTTCATTTTTAGGACCATCGCCAATTGATTTTGCAGATTCACAGGGTTCATCGTGTGTTTGGCCTGAATTATGTAATTTTAATGTGCAAAAAATGTTGGATAAAAATAAAACTAAAATAGGTATTATTTTTAATACAGACCCGCATTACAAATCAGGTGCACATTGGATATCCATGTTTTTAGATTTAAATAAAGATTTTTTATTTTTTTTTGATAGCAATGGAACTCCGCCATCCAAAGAAATAGTGGCATTTAAAGATAAAATATTAAATCAATGTGCTGAAATACAAAAACAAGTAAAGTATAGCGACAATTCTAACTTTGCACACCAAAAAACAAATACTGAATGTGGTATGTTTAGTTTATATTTTATCATACAAATGATAAAAGAAACTTTTAATCCAGAATACTTTAAATCTAATAAAATAAGTGATGATAATATGGAAAAACTAAGAAAAATATATTTTAATAGTTAATATTTAAAATAAAAAATACTACATAGAGTATATGAATACTCGAGAAAATAAAGCACTTATATGGAATTTATTACAAACTCATGGACATTTTAATAAAATAGATCAATCGCAATTTGCTACAATTCAATTAGATTTTGAAGATGTGATTAATCATATTGATAAAAATTCTAATCAAGAATCAATATTAGAATTAAATAAACAAGCAATTTCTACATTTATTAAACATTTAGAAAAATATAAAATAACCCATCATAACAATGTTCATGAAAGTAAAAAGGCTACATCTAGTGATATTAAACAACAAAAACTAGATGAATTTAATCAAGAATACGATAAAAAGAAGAAAGAATTTGACAGCTTTATGACTAAAAAAGTGCCAGAACAAATAGATTTTAATGATGTAGTAGATGAACCATTTAAAGAAGATGTAGGAGAAATGATTGACAATATGGTTTCAACAAGAGAATCACAACTTCAAACCATATTAGATAGTCAACCAAAACCAAACACACCAGAAAAAAAAGAAAAAAAACACAGTAATAAGCAATTAAAAATGTTACAACAAATATTGGATAACCAAGAAAAGATTTTAAAATTATTCGAAAATAAAATTTAAGCTATATATAATGAGTAAAAAAATATTAATAATTCTTTTATTATTTTTATTACTATTTTTAGTGAGTCGTGTAAAAGGCTTGAAAGAAGGTTTAGCGGGACCAAGTATGGCCTACACATATGCTGATGTAGACTCAATTGAAAAGCAAGATTTTACAAAAGATAATAATTCAGAATCTAACTCTCCTCCTCCACCGGAGTCAACGCTACCACCTTTAGTTGCAGCACCTGATGAGCCAAATGTTGCTGATTTAAATCAAAGTATTACCCCAAGTAATACTACAAATCAAAGTATTACCCCAAGTAATACTACAAATCAAAGTAATACTACAAATCCTCGAGGAACAGAAATTTTAGAAAAAGAAGCAAGTCGTAGTTATATATTGAGTTCGGGTGGTAAATATTGTTATATAAACGATGACGGTAATATGAATTGTAATGAATCAAATAAAGATAATGCCAGTGAATTTAAAATAAGCACGCGTGGTTTAAGGCCCTTTCAGTTTTCTCTTTTAGATGATGGTGGAGATGATGATAATGACGATGAACAAGATGAAATGAATGGTTCATCCGAATATGTAAGCGATTCAAAAGATATAGATATAGGAAAACCAAATATTAAAGTAAATATTATATCCGACAATGGAACTCAAACACTAAGTGATTCAGATATTTCTCAAATGGGAGCTCCTGTAAATGGGTAAAATAAAATATTATATTGTATATAATGAAAAAAATATTGTATACAATAATAGCAGTGATAATAATCACATGTATTTTAAATTATATTCCAAATAAATCTAATTTTCCAAAAATAGTTATTGTTCCTATATTAACCGCTGGATTAATAAAATATAGTTTAGGTGATTGGGATAAAGGTTATACATGGTCTATATATGATCTATTTTATTGGTTATTTATACTTATTTTAAGTGGTATTATGACCAGAATGAAAATATACGTCGACCACTAGGAGCGCTTGGTGTAATTTTTGGAAGAACTTCTGGTGTATCATTTGATTCAATATCTGGTGCATCTTTCCAGCTTTGCTTTGTCCCACCATGATAAGCAAACGCATATTTACGGTCAATTAGCCACTTATTGACATGTAGCTCGTCTATATAAATATCGGCCAACAATCTACCATATTTATCAAATTCGCCACATTTAACCTTTACCATTTTATTTAAAATCTTTTCGCGAAGTCTATCACGAACATAATATCCATTTTTCTTTTCAGATTCATCCCTAGTTCTTAGCTCCGGTGTATCAACACCATTTACCCTACAATTCCATTTATAAGGAGTATTAAAGATAGGAAATACTACTTTAATCGTATCACCATCATAAACAGAAACAACTTTCGCTAAGTGAGTTTCACCATCTAGAGAGAACATCTTAACATCATCAGTAGCCTTAGACCAATCCATATTTGTATATAATATATACTATACTTTTCAAATCAATTTTATATTATATTCTATATTTTTTTCTTTTTTTTTTAGAATGTTTTTTAACTTTTCCTCTTGCGTTTATTTTTTTACGACTAAAATATCTTTGTTTCATTTCAGCAATTTTATGCCAAAAACGAGTTGTGCCTACTCTTCTGCATGGTTGTTGAATATAATTTTTACGCGTTCTACCATTTTTTAAATATGTTTTATAATATATAGCTTTTTTTTTTCCTACATATACTTTTTTAGCTTCTTTTTGTTTTAAATTAATATACCAAGGTCTATCTTTTAAAATATCACATTTTGTATATTTTTCTAAAGGAGGCATATAATATAATATAATATTATTTTATACTATATGGTATTAGATAGTAAAACATTACATGAATATAAAAATGATTATAAAAAGCATAAAAATAATAATTTATTACGAAATGTTATATCGCAAAATGATTTAAAATCAATTACCTTAAATCATAAATTAATTCAAAAAGACCATCATTTTTTTAATCATAAAATACATGAAGAATTTATAAAACCAACAGATCAGAAGCATAGTGGAAGATGCTGGTTATTTGCAGTTTTAAATAATTTAAGAATGCTCATGATGAAATATCATAATTTAGAACATTTTGAATTTAGTCAAAATTATTTAACATTTTGGGATAAACTTGAAAAGTGTCATAGTTTTTTACAATATATCAAAGAAACAAAATCTAAACCAATTGATAATATGCATGTTTTACATTTATTAAGCAATCCTATTAGTGATGGAGGTCAATGGAATATGATAAATGAATTAATTCAAAAATATGGAGCAATACCCAAATCATGTATGAAAGAAACCCATCATTCAAATAATACATATAATTTAAATAGTATTTTAAAAAATAAACTATTGTATTTTGCCATGGAAATAAGAGAACATAATGGTAATATTCATACAATGATGAAAGAAATATATCGATTATTAGTATATTTCTTAGGAGAACCTCCTGACAAAATATCATGGGAATATAAAAAAAAGAAAGCAGGCGGAAAAACAAAAAAACATAAAACAAAAAAACGCCATAAAAAGAAAACAATCACTATAAAAAATATAAAAAAAACACCATTTAACAATGGATTTAGTGTAAAAAATATAACTCCTTTAGAATTTTATAAAAAATATATTCCAATTGATATATCTAGAAAAATAGCATTAATACATAACCCAACAAAACCTTATTATAAGTGTTATGATATTAAGTTTTTAAAATCTGTATATGAAGGTAAAGGAACCAATTATGTAAACGTGCCGTTAAGTGTTATGAAAAATATATTAAATAAATCAATTGAAAATAAAGAACCTGTATGGTTTGGTAGTGATTTTTCAAATAATATATCAAAGAAACATAGAATAATGAATAAAAATATATATAATAATTCTGAATTATTACAAACTAAACTAGATTTTTCAAAAAAAGATGCCATAAAATATCATCATACGTCAATAAATCATGCAATGATAATACGAGGTATGCATAAAGATAAAAATAATAAAGTAACTAAATATTTAGTGGAAAATTCACATGGTGATTTTGGTCATAAAGAGGGAACGTTTATTATGTTTGAAAACTGGGTAGATAATTATGTGCATGAAATTGTGGTAGATAAGGATTATGTTTCATCTAAAATTAAAAATGCAATGAAAAAGAAACCTATTTTACTAGAACCATGGGATAATTTTGGAAAATTATTATGAAAAAATAGGTTTTCCATCAACTAATTCTCCCACTTTTTCAATAACACCCTTTTTATATTTTTTTAAATCATATATTTCTTTATGAGTTAATTCAACTGCATAATAGGTATCTCCATATTTTTTAACAACTGGTTTTATTTCTTTTTTTTTCACATTTAATACATCTTGTTTATCGGAATCGGTTGTAAGTAATTTAGGTTTATAGGCATATTTTGTATTATATCCACTGGTTAAAGATAAGCATTGGACATTGGATTCATTTTTTGTATTTACTAAACAATCAATAGATGTTTCTTTTAATATTAATAACATTTGGTCCGTAATCAGTCTTTTTTTAGTTAATATACTAAGCAAATGTCCATCACTTGTCTCTGGATTACCAGAATCACTTTTATCTTTTATAAATAATTCTTTATATGCTTCTTTTTTTTTCTTTTGCTCTTCTGAAAATACCATAATATAAATATAAATCTGAATATTTCGTTTATTTAAAGGTAAATCAATATGACTACATATACGTCTTGCTCGACCAATGACTTGTTCTAATCTAACCGGATGCCAATAAGGTTCCATAATATGAACATGTCTAACATTTTTCAAGTTAATTCCTTCTGCACCAGATGAAGTAATCATAAGTATTTTAAGAATCTCTCCATAAAAATTATTAGAGGACATTTTTTCTAATTCTTCTTTCATTTTAACTGGAATCTTTTCCCATGCACTATTGTAAATATTACGAATTAATTCTCTTTCTTCTTCTGTCTCTGTTCCTGTATATAAAGCAAATCTAGGTTTACCAAAATCTTCTTCTTTAATATCTAACTCGTAAATACCCAGTGCATCTTTTTTGACCTTTAATTCTGCAAAACCATTTTCTTCTAACACCAATTTAAAAACACCGATTCCTTCCAATGTTCTAAATTGACTGTAAATTAAATGTAAACCATCTTGCTCAGGATTATTAGATGTTTCTTCTATTACATCTAATATTTTTAAAAATTTTGGACTATATTTAGATAATCCAGCTCTAGATAAATATTTATTCGAATTACTTTTAAGACCACTAAGTGCATCATATATTTTTTTACCATAAGTATTTGACTCTCTATCCAGCTCTGCAGATAAATTAGACCCATCATATATTCCATCGGGTAATGCTTCTAATTGTTCACTATTTAAAGCATCTATATCTGTTTCAGCCACTTTAATTCCACCTTCTTTTGCATCATCATTTGAATGAGGCATGGGTCGAACTAATTTTTTTCCATTTGGTAAAGTATCGCCAGGAAATACAAAGTTACAAAATGCTCTTGAAAAAACGCGATAGGTTGATGTTGTATTATCATATATAGATTCTTTTTTCTTCTTTTTTGCATTTCGTTTTGCTTCATTTAATTCACTATATCGGGCTTCCGCATATATAGGAATTTGAAAATCACTCATTTCTATTTCTATCATATTGGTGTTCAATATTTCAGGCATCAATGCTTTTTTATCACCTAAATAAGATACTAATCCTAATATTCTTTTTTGGAGTGTTTTTTTATTTTGAATTTCGCCCTTATCATTTAAAAACATTTGTGAAAACATTTCAAACTTTTCAGGTAAAGCTTTATTTAATGCTATTTTTTTTTCAATTATTTTAACTTTTTTGTTTAATAATGCGGCT